AGCTAGGTTTAATATTGATTCGCTCTTCAAACGATTTAAGTGCAATGGTGTTGTAACCGTCGCTATTAAAACGAGGCTTCAATTCTACCATGTCTTTTTCTAAGTTTGGTGTGTCAGGGTACGGACCGACCCAACCGCCGCGTGAGCTATCAACAATAATGCGTACCTCACCGACTGACATGTTGTTACCCTTAATCACTTCGTTAGGGTTATCAACTGCCATCGTGATGATCTCAGGTAAGTACGCAAGACCTGCATGAATTTTACTAGCCGCGCGCGGTAAAGTAATACTACCACCTGTCACAACTAAATCGTTAACAACGTTACCATCAGCTAAGACAGCCAACGTCTCACCTTCTAAGTGGTCTAACCCTGTAACAACACTAATCGGTGCACCTGAATAACTTAACCCGCTGTCTACATAAAAGCAGTCTTCAGACAACTTCTCTTCACGTGCAACCATGCGCTCAACATATCGAACATTCTGACCATCAATCTCACGATTAACAATAAAGTAAGAGGCGTCACGGTCATCCTCAATAACTGTCGCTACTGATTCAAACAATCCCTTGGTATTGTGTTGGTGCCAACCCCAAACCTCTTGCTCACGTTGGTAAGTCATACCCAACAACACACCGTCGTTACGCACGCACCACACAATACTGTATGGCTCTTTAGCGTATGACATCTCTACAATTTGATAGCCTTGAAACAAGTGTTCAGACATGATTGACAAGTCACTACCTGTGTACTTGTCGCTAGTGAACGTGTAACCGATGTCACGGATACGGGCGCCGTTGGTCTGCACGAAAATCACTGTATCATTCACAATGACAGGTGGCACCCAATTACAACCGTTGTATGATTGAATACGCACACCCACAGTCTCAGGTTGTAAGACCTCTTCCTGCCCTTCAGTGACAAGCCACTCACCATCGCTGGTCATCAGTATCATCGCGTCAAGCGCAACAATGTGACGTATCTCATTGACCTGCCGACCAGCGATGGTAAAGGTGATGGCATCGTCTGCGCGCGCAGGACTAGACGTTCTTAATGAGTTGTAGTTACCCGTTTGGGTAGTGTAGACAGTTTGCGGTTCTAAATTGGTATTCGCATACACAGCACGTTGCTGGTAGTAGTTAACGGCTGACGGTCTGTTATCCGCATCGGTAAACGGCGCGCGGTTCTTAGGTGGTGCAATGGTCAAGTCAGGTGCAATATTAAAATCGCTAAACTTGAGTGCGCGAGTCTCACCGATAAGCCCGTAAACTTCTGACTCAATTGAGTCAGCCTTATAGACCTTGTAATAGTCTGCATTTGTAGCCGCCGCAAAGGTTAACCGTATACCGTATGTAGCACTCAGCGCATTAAGATTAAGGTCAACCACAGCCGAGGCTACAGACTCACTACCATCTAAACCGACTGTAGTAATGACGTATTCGTATGTTTTATTAAATGTACTACCACCTGACCCTACTGCTGTAGCAACTAAACTGGTAGGTGGGCTTACAGTGGTGCCAAAGTTAATGACTGCTAATGTCCAGTTGTCGTCAGCTAGACGGCTCAGGTTGCGCGGTTCATGGCTAGGGTGCACGATGGTCATAACGTCGGCTGATTGCGTGTAGCCTAACCGCGCTAGTTCATCCTCTTGGTATGGTGACGTAACTACATAGTCGCCACCACCTGACTGTATGACCACACCATCTTTGATAATGCGGATCTCACCTTCTTCAAAAAGTAAGATGTACGTTTGTTCGGTGTTAAATGAAAATGGAATGAGTCGTGCGCGTTTTGAAGAGTCGCCAATCTCAGTGACGAAGCGTAAGCCTGGGCGTGAATACACACCGCCTTGTGCTTTGATGATACAGTTTTCACATTTAGTTAGTGCGGTGGCATACTTACCTAGATCAGCCCTGACACGTAGTCCTGGTGCGATCTCACCTGAAGTAAAACTTCTTTGTATGATATTTGCCACGGTTATCCTCTAACTAATATTGTTTCACTTTCACGCATCATACCCATGTTGCGACGTTTAGTGGCGTTTAGATCTTCAGCGATTGCATTTAATAGTGTATCGCGTGCAATACTTGTCGCATTTTTACGCTCAGCACGACCAACATCGCCGCCGATAACAGGGATGGCAAGGTCTGCACCGAGTTGCCATGAGAACCCGTCTAAGAATAGTGCTGAGTATTTGTTAGGATCGTCGCTGTTACTGCGATAATCAATCCACAAGTCAGGCTCGTTAGAACCGATGACTTTCACACCATCGACAAGTTTAACTTCATACGGTATGACAAGCTGGCGGTTAACCGCATCGTTGTAAAGGTTATCATCGTATTGTGGTCTAACTGCAAAACCTGCTGTAGTACCTGATACTTTATTGACAGGACTTTTCAAGTAGTTGACACGTAGACAGTCTGACGGGTATTGGTACACATACAACCAATCAAACAGTGTGACATTTGACAGTAAAGCCAACGCTTTCTCTGCGTTGTTAAAACTCCAATTGTGCATCTCATATAATGAGTTACGCACTTTCGGATAATAAAGTGCAACATACTGAGCCTCAGTAGATAACTCGGTAAACGAGTTAATACTAGGTGCTCTAATGTTTGCCAACGCAATGTTAGCTAATTCGACTTTACTTGTCATAATGTCTCAATATTATAGAGTTTCAATCTTGCCGTCTACAGGTTTACCAGCTTCGCCACCAGCTTCGCCACCAGCTTCGCCACCAGCTTCGCCACCAGCTTCGCTACCAGCTTCGCTACTATTCGTAGTATCCATAAAGTCAGGTGCTTTATTGTTTACACCACTAGCCGCTAGTGCTTCAGCGTGAGTCTTGTTTTCTTCAGCGATTGCATTAAGACGTTTAGTCTCAGCCGCCTTCTGTGCAGGTGTTAAAGCGCCTACCTCAGTCATACCTTCAGGCAGTTTAGCAGGTACATCGTTTGGTGGTAGTGTAAATTCAACACCAGCCTTTTGCAATGACCCACCGATGAAACGGTCACGATCAGCAACAAAGCGACGTGAGCCTGTGTAGTCTTCAGTTTTAGCTACATCTGCTTTAACTTTAGCAGGTGCGGCAGTTTTAGTTGTAGGTTTATTAGCCATGATCAGTCCTTATCAATATTTAAAAAGAAAGCCGCGTTAACGGCTTTCTTTAATACAGTGCAATATTATGCACCGTACTGGTTGGTTTGAACACCTGCCACAATACCCGCGGTAATTTTACCTAACGTTGGTGCTGTACCAGCAACGGTGTAGCGCAAACCTAAGTAACGGCGTGTTACACCGTTTGGTAAGCACACCATCCAAGTCTTTTTACCAGCCACTAAATCTGCTAGTAAAATCGTTTGTGTGTTCAACACTACAGAACTTGACAAGTCTGCGTTAGCACTTGTCTCAAGTGTGACAGTTAAAGAGGTTAAAGTGTTAAAGGCTTCAACTACTTGCACCAAAATTGGCACGTCTTCGCCTTTGCCGATGTCACCAATTAGCGGTGCTTCACCACCATAAGGTGTATCACGTACACCAGTGTCGATTACATTCGTAGAGATGGCGGTAGCTGTAATAGCTTGCGCATCTGAGAATGTTTGTTGTGCTGATAAGATCATATAATTCTCCAAATAATTTAGATTAGCTGATCGTCTAACAATAAAGCAAGGGTGCGAACACCCTTACGTTAAGATTAAACTACGCGTGCTTCAGTGTTAAGTAAAGCGTCTGACTCACGCAATGGCATACCACGGTAAGTTAATACTTCTTTACCTTCGATCTCCATTGGTTTCAAACGCACGAAGTTGTCACTAGCGCCAGCGTTGGTGGCTAAACCGTCCAACACTTCAAGCATGTCGCGGTTAGCGTAGATTGCTTGACGACCACCAGCTACACGGCGTGACTGTAATTTCCAGTACGCTTTACGTAGTAACTTGTACAAGTCAACTGTACCCGCCGCCGCATCTGACACGTCAATGTTCGCAATACGAACAATGTAGCGCCAATCTTTTACAGCTAAACCAACGTGCCAACGGAACAACTCTTCTTTACCGTAATAAGCCGCGCCGTTACCGTCAACTAAACGCTGACTGCCTTTGTCTTCACGTTTAACACCAGCTTGCGTGCCTTCAGGGTAAAGCAAGCAACAAGTGTTTTCAGACCATGTGATGATCCAAATAGACGTGTTGTCTGAGCCTGTACCGCCACCGTCGATAATTTGATTACCTGTTGGTGCTGTCAATGAGTTAAAGCGCGGTGACAAGCCCATGAACTCTTCAGGTGAAGACAAGGTGCTACCGTAAAACAACTTACGGGCAACTTCTTGGTTCATGGCTTCTAAGTATGCAGTCGCTTCAGATAAACGTACAGCGCCTTCATTTTTAGAGATTTCTAACAAGCGCTCGTCGATGGTACTTAAACCTTCTACGAAGCCTGTAGTGTCTTCAACCTGTGCTTTGGTTGATTTGCTTTGTGCAATACCTTTGTACAATTTACCCCATGTTACTGTAGGTAAACCTGTACGTACTGTATGCACGTGTTTAGTACCGCTGTTGCACTCTACGGCGATGGCATCCTCTAAAATAGGATTCATCTCCATTAAAAGTTCGATGACGGGTGCAATGTCACCATTGGGATCTTTTGACTTGTATAAGTCAATTAAGTCGAAGTATGTTGCGCCTAAAGTAGCCATAACTTAATTCCTCTCAGTTTAAAATAAAAAATTTACTGCTTTTTTGCATCAGGGTATAAAATTGAAACGCGGTCTTGCGGTGTTGACGATGTACCGCCTACACCACCACCAGGGTTGTCTTCCTGTGTGGCTCGACCAACTTTCACCATAAAACGGATTAGTTCGGGATGGTTGCCCACACCGTAGTCATCCATAAATTGTCGCAATTCAGGTGTGCCGAACTTCTCGACTGCCTGTACCGCCAGCTTCGCAGACTCGTCAAACTTATCGCCGCCAAACTCTTTGTCTGAACGTGATACGTCAAACCACTCTTGCTTCTGCTGTGAAAACGCTTCGATTCTGTCCGTTGCATCAGCCTGTCTGAGTTCCGCGAAAGCAGTCGCAAACTTTTGTGCAGTGGCTTGATCCATACCTTCCATCAAAGGTGCGAAACGATCCACTACTACTTGGTCTAACGTCATGCCGTCGGGCAATTCTAGTTTGGCAAAATCCAGCTTACCATCATCGCTACCGCTTCCATCCCCACCTTTAACAGTGTCGTCGCCGCCATTGTCACCAGTAGATGCACCACCATCGACTGTGCTATCGCCATCAGCACCGCCAGTGATTGTGTCTGTTCCACTAGCCGCACTAACTGTGTCAGCGCCGCCAGCGATTGTGTCTGTGCCGCCACCTTCGTCACCTACTGCATACATAGGTAAAGCAATTGCAAGCATCCACATTAATAATTTACTAACTTTCATCGTCTTCTTCCTCTACTTGGTTGGTGTTTCGTTGTTCAGCTTGCTCAGCAAGCATTAAGTTAAACAGTTCGATTGAAGCCTCTTGCAGTTCTGCAATAATCATCAAACCGACGTTGCGTGATCCTTCTTTAAAAACCGTGTTACTGTCAGGCAGTGACGGGTTGTAACTCGTACTATACACACCGCATGAGTAGATGAAC